GCGCCACGCAATCGCCAGCATCCGCATGGCATCTGCTGGATGCGAGCACCAATCATGGCGCGGAGTCTGCCGAAACGCTTTTTTGTCCTCGTCGTATTCGCGCTGATACTGACGCAACGCCTCAACGCCCTCTGCGCAGCGCTCGTCATCAAACCACGTATACGGCAGCATCTGACGCACTGCCTGTATGCCGTCCTGCACGCTCAAATCCGGCACGATCGACATATTGTTGATGCCCAAGTATTCGGCCATTTGTTCAATCACGCTTTTGCCTTGCGCGGCCAGTGTTTTGGCGCGTGCATCGTGCGGCAGGTAGTGCTTGCCGTAGCGATAAGGCTTTCCGGTGACCACCGCGGCCAGCTCGGCGATGTTGGCGCCGCTGACGGCGTAATAGTCGATCACGTGTATTTCGCCGCGAATAACTTGATAGAACCAGATGGCTGTGTCGTCACGGTAGCCCAAATCCCACGCGGTATGTACAGGCACCTCGGGCTGGTAATCCACTCGGGTGATGCGCCCTGCGTCGGTCGCCTCGCGCATCTCCACGCCGTAGAAGGCGCCGAGAATTGCGGCCTCGAACGAGCACTCATATTCTTGATCAAACTGGTCTTTGCTGAGCTGTGCCCTTGCGGCATCCAGTTCGGTAGACGGCAACAGTCCTGATTTACTGGCCGGCAGCTCCAACAAAAACCAATCATCAGCCTGTTTAGCGGCCGTCTGTCGAATGTCATAAAACTGGTTTTTGCCTTTGGGCGTGCCGCCGAACACACACCAACCCTGTTTGTCAGACAATGCCGGGCGAACGACGTTTCCCCACACGCTAGGCTTGAAGTCGCCGAATTCGTCCAAGTAAACGCCCGAAAAGCCCAACCCGCGCATGGCATCTGCGTTATCTGCGCCGAACAGCCGAATCTTGCTGTTGTTGAGTAGCGTCACCGTCAGCTCGGCTTCGTTGCTGTCTTTGCTGATCGGCGCGGAGTAATGCTTGAGATAATCCCAAACAACGGATTTGGCCTGGCTGCGATATGGCGCCACATAGCCATAAAGGGGCATCGAATCCTTGCTGGTAAAGGCCGCGCGGATCATGTCGTTGATGGCCGCTACAGTCTTGCCGGCGCGCCTGTGCGCGACCAAGCAGGCCCAGCGTTTCGTGCGGTTATGAAAAGGCATAAACGCACGACGGGGCGCATAAGGCAGCGTTATTTCTCTGACTGCCATTTGCAAATGAACTCTTGCGGCCCGCCTTCAGGGCCGCTCACCTCTGCGCGTGACAGTTTGGGAACATGGTATTCCAGCAAATCAGAAAAGCATTTAAAAGCCGCTTGTGGCCCATCTTCGGCGGCAATCTGATCAAGCCAGTTCTGCAGCCGATCGGCGTTGCCATCAACGAAAATGGCAATCGCCTCCCTCGCCCTCGCCGTTACCTTGTTCGGCTTTCCCGCTCGACTACCGCCGCCGGTCTTTACTCCATTTCGTGCCATAAAAATCGCTCTTTATCGTTTTTTGTGATTAGGCATACGCTTCATCGCTTCTGCCAGCCTTTTTCCTTTGTCGGCCTCATTATATTCGCGGGCGACCGCAACCGGCACGCCGACCTTTTTAGCAATCTCAGGGTCATGCGCTGCGGCCGCCATCATGCGGGCCTGCGCGGGTGATGTAGAAGGCATTATTTCAACACCTTTAGTTTATAGATTGTCGAATCAACCAGCTCGGCCACCTCGTCGATGATGTTCTGCAGCTGGGTATCGTCGGGCAGCACTTTACGAATGCTGTCGACAAAATCCTTGATTTTCTGCAAATAAGTCAGCGGCACCTTTGCGACGTGAAAATCGGCCGGATACGCGTTAATGACTTCGTAGCAGCCTTGATAGGCCTCGGCCCAGCGGTCAACAATATCTATGATTTCGTTGTAATACGTCTCTAGCGCCTTGTGTTCGCTATAGCTTTTCGTCTGCAGGTGCATGAAATGGGCGTTCGTGCCTGAATGAAACAGGACACTTACAAACAGCGCGGCGTTCTTTTGATAGTCCACACAAGCGCCTTTCAAATAGGCAACGGCGGCTGCCGGGAGGATGCCCGCATCATCCAAGCCGCCGTTTTGCGGGGTAGGGGCGCATCACGGAGGAGATCAGCGCGCAACCATCTTAATGCACCATAATTTTGTGTGCAAGCGAAAATTTCACGATAAATCGACAATTCGCATCACATATTTCCCCGCGGCGTTTTTTCGCCAGCCATGGACGTGGATCTTCCAGCCCGCCTCCCGCACCCGCCCCAAAAGCGGGCTGGCTTCAATCTTCTTGACGCGAGCAGATACGCCGCTGGCCGTAACCTGGACGGCAAGCGTCTCATCGCGCCGGATGGCGAGCAGGTCAATAAACCCAAACAGATCCTGCCGGATGCGAGCAAAGGGTTGCCATCTCTCAACAATGGCCACTAAATAACCCTCATCTCTCAAATATTTAAGGCTACGCTGGGTCGGTGACATTATTTAACCTCGCAAAAGAACCAAAATGTTTTATAGCGGCTTCGTTGTATGCCTTCGCAGCTTCTTCTGGCGTTTCGTGCAATCCAAAATAAAGATTTTTTCCGTTTATCGTAAGTCTTGCAGAAAATTTATCTTTATGTTTTGTAACGCCTTTATACAAATTATTTCTCTTTTTCTGATTCCATGAATTTTCCTGTTTTGTGCAAATTCTTAAATTTTTTTTTCTATTGTCTAAAGTATTTCCATTGATGTGATCAACAAATTGGCCTTTTTGTGCTCCCGCTATCAAACGATGCAAATATTGTTTTGTTTTTTTATAACATCTAACAGCATAAACACATTTGCCGGACTTATTTGCACTCCATTTATTCCAGTTTATTTTGTTTACATCATCCGAATCTACGATTGCTTTCAATCCTTTTGTTAATTCAATCTCGACGATTGCAACCAGATAGCCTTCGTCGCGAAGGTAGGCCAGACTGCGTTGTGTGGGGGTCATGTCATTTTCCTAGTATGTTTTTGCGCCAAATCGCGCCAAATTGCGTTGAATCGCGCTTAAAAAATATTGGCGCAATTCGGCGCGGTCGGTGCGCCAAAAGCGCCGCACCGCGCGGTGGGGTATGGGGGGAAAGCGCGGCGCACATTTTTGGCCTTATTGGCGCACTTTTGTTAGTCTCTACTAACATATCAATCTGCCCCATTTTTGTCGACTCCCGCCTGATTGGGCGCACTTCCGGCCACGAACACCTCGCGCAATTTACGGTCTTTGGTCTTAAATGTTGCCCTGTAAATGACTCCATCGGCTTGCATTTCGGCCAGCAGATCCATTAAATCAGATGACGATTTAACGCTTTTGGGGAACCCAGAACGCTTATTCAGCAAATGCCAAACTGTAAAATTACCGTGACTGGATGTGGTAACAGTTTCGCCCCGATTATTAAAATCCTTAATCATTATGGCTAATGCTATTTTAGCCACATCTGCCGCTTTTTTACGTTCTGCGGCCACAATTGCGGCATTAGCCGCCGCGCCCAAATCAGTAAAACTGCCGTCCTCAAGCGGCACGCCGTCGTGCCAGCGCAGGCGCACCGTCTTTGCCCGCGGTCCTAAATTGGCCTTTTGGTGTTCGATTGTCAGGCAATCCTCGTCCTTTTCGACGTTCAGAGACAGGCGCGAGCGCACAGAATTGTGCCAGGCGGTTGAGCCGGAATAATCCTCCCGTCCGGCATCCCGCCCCCCGATGGCAGATACCTTGTTGACGTGCGCCAGCAACAAAACCGCCCGCTCTGGTCGGGCGATACGTGAGCGCAGCGAGCGCACAAACTGCCGCACCCTGGCACGTTTGATTTCGTCATCGTCAAAAGTATCGCTGGCGTTATCCACCACCACCAGCCCGACATGGCGCTTTGCGACCAGTTCGGACAAGGCGCCTAACAGTTTTGTTTCTGTCACGCCGCGATTGTCGCGGTGCAATGCCGGATCTATATCGGAAGCGTCCAGCAACAGCAATTTGCCCTCCAAAGTGGCCGGCGCCACAGAAAGAGCTTTGCAAAGGCTGTGAAAACGCCTCAAAACGACCTGTGCGCCGTCCTCGCCGCTAAAGAATAGGACAGGTGCGGCAATGGTCGGCAACCCGCAAAATGGCCGTCCTAGCGCGACATGGATAGCCAAAGACATGGCCACATAAGATTTACCGCTGCCGCCATGGCCGGCCAGTAGGGTCACTTCATTATGCGGAATCCAGCGGTCAACAAAATGGGCTATTGGCGTAAATGGATCAGCGAACGAGTCAAAAGCAACCAGCTGCTTTTCAAGGTCTGAAATGGTGACTTCCGGTTCTGGTGTGCTTGATGCAGAGCTATTGCCTGACATAGGATTCTTCCACCCCCCCGCCTGGGCGCGAGAGAACAGCGTTTTTATCGTCACCCCAGCGGTGCGCTTGGTCGAAAAAGACAACCATTTCGCCCGCTGCACTTTGTGGTCGAATTTCCCCGATTGGCCGGACCAGTCAACCCAAACCTGATAAGCCAGGTCACCCAGCCCAGTCGCGTGCAGCGCCATGCCGGCCTCGATCCACTGGTGGTAGTCGTCGGCATCGAGCGCCTTTAGCGCGTCTGCCGCTTCGGCGAGCTGCACCGGCAGCGTGTAATTGCCGAGGTTGGGCGCGCTGGGCGCCGG